AGATGCCAATGCATCACTTGTAGGTGGAAGTGGCTGATCGCCTTCATCTGTTAACAACCAAGTTCTGTATTGCGTGTCGTATGATTTATCTAACACATATACATCAATGATATTTGTATAACTTGGGTCTACAATTTCTCTATCTGCAGCAATATGCTTCCATACAAAGTTTATATTTTCAAGTCCAGTATATTCAATTCCACTGTTAGCAGGAACTTCAATCTTGGGAGTTGGCGCTGGAGATACATTTAAAGGATTAATAAGATCGCTAAACACCAATGGGTTATCTGGTCTATTATCGTAATTGTCATCAACTAATGACAAGTAAACATGTGAAGCATCAATAACACCGTTTTCATCTTGTGCTACTCCAGTTACATGCATTAGACCAGTTGTTGTGCTAATTTCATTATTTACAATATTATTAACAGTAAATTCAACTGTGTCTCTTGCTTTCTTTTTAGTAAGCGAATCAAGTCCTGAATTTAAACTAACATTAGTAAACGCAACACTATCACTTATTAATGTGTATCTAGTAGTTCGTGTATAGATATCATATCTACCAGATTCAAACTTAAAATAAATTAACCAGCTGCTGTCTGAATTATCAAACACATGACTATTAAAATTAGCTGAATATACTTCTGGAGTATTATCTAATTCCCAACTTTGATTTTTATAATCAAACCTAAGCGAGAATGAAACCTTTGCCTCAAGGTATGTCTTAATAATATTTGATTCTCTTGTTTTAAACAAACGTGGAAATGATGGAACAATAACATCAATGATACTACCGTTTGGAACAACTGCATCCAATGTAATAGCTCCAAGTCCATTTGACTTCAATCCACTTGATTGTCCAAGTTGTGAACCATCGATTCCTAATCCATATGCAAATACATTTAATACTTTTGTCCATACAGGTTTTCCGGTTGGGGTAATAAACTTAACCATAGCACCTACTCTAAATTGGTTCAAGTAGTTTGTTTGTGACTTACCTACACGTTCTACATCAACACCACCTTTTGTAATAAAGTATCCTGTGTTTGCATTGTAGATGTTGCCTCCTGGTACTGTCCAAACAAATCCACCGTTTCCGTTAATGATACCTTCACTGTCGAGCGTGAAATTTGGATTGTATGCATAATCATTAATTCTGAGACTGTTGAATGCACTTGTAAATTTTGTATAATATAAATTGATAAGATCAAAATCACCTAATTGATGCTTAACATATTTTTCAAATATGTAATCTTTGTTTTGTCCAATAACTGTGGTTTTGCTTTTAACTAAATTATCTTCGTAAAGTCTACCATCAGCTCCATTTATTAATAGGTTACTGTATTCACCAGTAGGATCAGTAAAGTCAATGTATCTACTGTGTCCACTAAATGTTCTGTTAAGACTTTTAACTTTTACTACGCTATCTGATTGATATGAGAATAGTGTATTGTAATCATCTGCTGTAACTAATCTGTTTTGACTTGCATATGCCAGTGGAGCATTTTGTTTAATGTTATCTAATGATTCTGATGAGCTGGCTGATGTTATACTTGTTTTTAACTGTAATGTAAGTTCGGCTCTATAATCATTGCCATCAAGTCCTTGATAGTTGATTGTAACTTTTTTGTTTGCTAAATCATCTGGTCTTACTACGTAAGTTTCATTTCTACTTACACGATACCATACACGGATTATACCCTGCGGTAAATTACCAAATGATTTGTCTGCAAAGCAAATAGATATTTGGTTATCTTTTCTTGTTTTGATACTGAATATATCTCTATTTGATGCTGTAACTCCATTATATGATGTGTTACCATAATTTTGTGTATTCTGTACGTTTGTCCAGTCTTTAATCAAAGTGCCGTCTTTGTTAATAGTTTGAACCCAAACGTCACTATTGTTGATATTGTTAACGTTAATATCAATTGTTTGATTGTCTATTGGGCTTTCAATAAGAATATCTTTGTACTCGAGATTACCTTCTTTGATTCCAAGAAAGAATCCTGTGTCTTTGTTTGTTAACCCAAGTCCACTGTTTTTGTAATAAATTCCAAATGCACCATTTATGTTTGGTGCTTTTTCGTAAACAACTTTATTATCATAATCTACACTTACAATATTATATGTAGTTGATACTCCATTAGCAACACCTGTTACATTATATTTAATTTGTCCAGTTGTGTTGTTTAATTCATAAAACTGTTGTGTAACATTGGCTACTGTTGTTTGCTTTTTTGGACTACCAAACTGATTACCAAACTGTAATACGCTGTTCATTACCGCAATAAAATCATCTAAGTTATTTACATTACTTGTTGATTCAAATCTAATATCTTGTCCACTTAAACTTGTTCCAGTACTGCCTATCACAGATTCATTTGTTTTTACGCTAACTACTTTCATTTCACCAAACGCTGGCACATTACGTCTTGGTGTATAGCCAATAAATTCTGCTAATTTATAAACACTGTCTTGTCTTTCTGCTGTACTTAAAAAGTTGTTGCGAGAGTTGAGGTCAACTCTAAATGCTAAGTTGTGTCCCATTTGTGCTACTACATCAAGTAGTGCAACAAACTCTGAACTTTCAATCCAGTCATTGTAGTTTTCTGGATATGTGTTTCTTACATACTCAACCATAGAAGCACGAATTGTGTCATAATCGTATGCTTGTAAATTAGCATTGATATATGAATCATATACCGCTTTGTAGTCTTCGGATGCAAAAAGTTTTGATTGTCTAATATTTTGTGCCATAATTAAAACTCTTCTGTTTCTGAGAAATCGTTATCAAATTTAATCTGCAATTCTGTTGCAGTTGTAGTTGGTACGTATATTAACTTAACCACTACTGTTACTGTTTGTCCGTCTTTGTCCACTGTGATTTTTTGATCAGATAGTTCAAATCTTGGATCATATGATACAATTGAAAAAACTTCTTCGTTTATCATTTCAATTGTATTTGTATCTAGCGGTTGAAAAACATAATAAGGTAGGTTACTGCCAAATTCTGGCTGTGTCCATTTTTCACCTTTGCGGATATGAAAATGGTTTAATAAGTCACGCTTAGCCAGTTCAAGGTCACTGAGTCTCAAACTTGCGTTCTTTTGATTTACGGTTGTGTAGCCTACTATATTACTCATACAAGTATTTATCAATTAAATTATAGTAGTATTTAATTATTAGGACAAAGCAACATTATCTGCTATATGCAGTTTATCTTCTGGCCATTTTATATAATTTTTCCAGTTTTCATCTGGAATATGAAGATCATGAAACTTAGTTGAGTGATTTATTTCAAACCACGAAGGTCGCAAAGGCTGTCTAATTGGTTTTGGATATAGCTTGTCGCCTTTTTTAACATTACATGGGCCGCATGCAGTAACACTGTTTTCCCATGTTAGTCTTCCACCTTTTGACTTTGGAATAACGTGATCAATTGTTAGGTCAGAATAAACAAACATATCGCCACAGTATTGGCAACAGTATCCATCACGCAAGTATACATTCTTGCGAGAAAACTTTGCTTTGCTCGGTGGCCTGTGATAAGTGTTCATCATAACAACACTTGGGTGTGGTATTTTTATTTTAGGTGTGTGTAAAAATCGACCTGCGTAGTTTTCTAGTACATGTACTTTTTGTCCCCACATAGCCTTAATTGCAGATTGCCAACTTACTGTACTAAGGGGAAGTAAACTTAAAGGTGTTGCATCAGCGTTTAAAAGCAGTACACTTGCATGCATGTTATAGTTCCTTTACTTATTCAATTGTGATGATAATATCCGTTGTCGTGATTCAGCCATATGCGGCAAGAACCTATTTGTTAATGCATAATATACGTATTCTGCTTGCTGTTTACTTTTGTCATCTATCAAGCGAGATGGGTACATACTTGCTATTTTTTGTATTCCTTGTCGTCTAATTAACGCTCTATCTTTAGTTGTTCCATAGTCAGCTAATATAATAACTTTTGCTTCAAGTTGTCTCATAGTTCTATTTACACCGCTATTAACCATAGCAGTTGCTACATATTCCCATTGTCTGTTTTTTACATAATCATATAGCTGAAACTTTCTTTTTTCTGATCCTACTGTTGTCCAGTCACCAGTTAAGAAGTATAAACTTAACATGCCATCATATTGACTTTGGCTTAATGAATCTAAAACAAATACTCTTTTAAATTTTCTTTCAGCATCTTTGAATACTTCTATCCACTTGCTATATGCCTCTTGTTCGGTAAGTCCATTTCCATCTACACCATCAGTTAAATTATATCCAATTTTTCTAACTCCGTCTGTATCTAGATATGAGTATCCGTGCCATGTAATTTTGCGCAATAACAAATTAACTATATTGTCACTTGCTTCTAAATTTTTAATAGGTATAAGTGTTGTTGCAGTTTCTGTGTCTGCTACTTTAAATAAGTCAAACGGCAACAAATCTTCTTCAGTTAATGTATTTGATAAAGTTAATGGTTTCATTTTGTTTCTCCTAGTGGATCTATTAGTCTCATAAGTTTATCTGTCTTTTTATGTTTTTGTTTTGTTGCTAAAAATTGTGTAATTGTATTTTTATAATCTTCATAATGTCTAGAACCAATGCGAGACTTTAACCCTTCAAAATATACTAAAGTATTTTCTTTGTTCAACCAATTGGGTAATTGGTTTTCAGTAACCAGTTTTATTGCCTCTTCCATGTGTGTTTTAAAAGATTCTGGAAGTATTGCTATATCCATAGCTTCAGGAAAGTTTACTGGACTTCCAAGTATTGTGAACTTTTTATCGTATTGTGACATAATATTATGCAGCCAGGTGATGTATTTAGGGAAGCTAGGAAGTGCAACAACGTTCATTGCACAATCAAATAGAATACTGTTTACTTTTTCGTGTGATGCATATGTTCGTAAATTTTGTTCAAATCTATCCCAATCTAATCCATACCTAATTAGCTTACTATCATCTTCGTAACTTTCATTACTAATATTCACTTCCCATCGACATTGAGAGTTATTCATTGCATCTAATATTTTTTTAAATAGAAAATCTTTAGTATTACAATTTGTTGTTATGTTTATTGTAACATTGCTGGCATCTAGCGTCTCAATTAATTCAATTATTTCGTAAAATAATTTACTTGCTGTAGGTTCTCCACCCATAAATCCTATAGTGATTTCTTTTGTAGAGTTGTTAATTGTTTCTGTTAGAAATTCTTTGAATATTTTAATATCTTTTTCTCTTGTTTTATTAACAACTTTAACACCTTCTTCTTGTGCAATTTTACTGCTAAAGTCGGCACTGCAATATAAACAACTTAAATCACAGGTGTTATCTAAATTTAATTCGATGTAGTTAACTTGTGGAACCAAAGGATTAGCATTTTCAAAATTATCCCACTCGTTCATCCACTCCTTAAAAGGAGGAACTCCTTTTTTAACATCTCTCCAGCATCCACTACAATCTGGATGTTGAATACCTTCGAGACTATCTCGTCTACGGTTTACTATATGTATATTGGTAGTAAAAAAATCAGATGTGTATTCATCTGGAAAGTCATGATATCCTGCATAACAACAATGGGCTAACCCACCACGTTTAAAATCTACATTTACATCTGTCCAACTTTTTGAACATGCTGTTGGATAGGTCATGCTTTATTTCCTTTAGGAAAGTTAAGTGATTCTTGTATTGTGCTTGCACCCTTCCATGGGTGATGCTCAGGTACTCTACTGTTAACACTTTCAACTACACTTGTATTAACTACATGTCCTTGCGGAGTACACTCAGTAGCAGGAGTAGGTTCTGGGCCGTTAAGATCAATGCGAGGTGCTTTTGCATATATGTTAGTACCAGATGTTAAGTTAGTTTGCTTAAGAGCAGTAGTATTAAAATCGATACCGCTATGCATATCAATTGAACCAACAGTACTTTGTACTTTAACTCCGTCTGCTCCTGTGCTTCTGATATTAACTCCTTGTTCTGATTCAAAATTAATGCTACCCTTGGCGTGTACATTATAATCTCCATCTGTTCCTACACTTACGCCTCCTTGGCTGTATATGTCTATTTGTCCTTCTGCATCCATTTCTATCCAACTGCTACCGCCTTTGTTGGTAATGAATATAAATCCATTGCTGTCGTCAAGTAATATTGTTTGTCCGCCACGTGTTTTAATTCTAATGTTATTGCTTGATCCATCTTCTGCACCATCGTCCATACTGATAGTATGCCCTGCTTTTGATGTAAGTCCAAATACATTACTTGGACTTTCTCGTCTAGCACTACTTTGGCTATGCCCTCTAACAAAGTCGCCTATTAAGCCAGACTCTGTTAAATGACTTACTGCTTCGGGGTTAGCTGGCCTTGTATTTGGATCAGTGTCGTCTAGATTCTTCTCGCCAGTTGCTGATAGTATAGGCTTACCAGCTGGACCATATGCTATACTACTTGCATTACCACCCATTGTAGCATTTCTATCTGATGGTGGAACATATCCTAACATAAATCCTTGTTCGATTGATCCAACAAACGCTACTAAAATATTTGATCCTGGAGCAGGCGGCTGTGGCCACATGCCATATGTTTTTGGTGCTTCATCATATGATGTGACATCTTCTAGATTTCTTTTGATTTCTGTATTGCCGCCAAACGGTGTTGTTAATAATATAATTCTTTCTGCTGTTGTTCCTAGTTCTGGTATTCGTACTGTTACCCTACCGTTATGTAAAGCATCCGAGTCGTTCATTACTTCGGCAATAT